TCCTCTTTATGCACCAGCGCGCAGTCGCAGCATTCCGTGTGCGTGTAGCCTTTTATTCTGTACCACGCGCCGTCGAAGATCTGTACGACAGATACATCGCCATTTCGTCGCGCCTTCTTTTTACCAGCCCGGGAAGAACCTTGCCGCCGCCCTTTGTCCATTTCAGAAACTCCTGCGCTGCCTCCTCAAATTCGCCGCGATTCGTTTTCATGCGCAACCCAGAGCGTTGCAGATTGCCGAGGCCCACGTTGAAGGAGAAACTGCAGAGGCTGTCGAAGATGCCTTGATCGCCAAGAGCAGCAGGGCAAAGTCGGGCCACGCCGCGCTCAAACCGCGCAAGGTCTTGAGCAAGGATAGCGTCCACCTCTCCCATCGAGAGCTGGCGATCCCAGCCATCGGGTATCGGTAAATTGCGCCGTTCATTGAATGGGATGGTTGCGTGTTTTGGATCTATAACGTGGCCGACCCCGACTGTCCATAGTAGGGCCGGACACCTATACGCGCGCAGTCTAACACCCTCATGGTGTTTGATCATACGGATCGCGGCGTCAGAAACCTTCACTTTTTGAACGCTTGTGTTCCGAACCAGAATGCAATTATTGAGGACAGGATCAGCATTTCGTCATCGCTGAATACGTTGTCCATTGCAACCGCAAACGGGATGCCAGTTGTATAGGCGTACCAAACGCCAGCCACGTTCAGCGCGACCAGCTCCAGCACAAAGATGTAGGTCACGACCGGGCGCACCGAGGCGCGCAGATTGATCATCCACTGGCTCGCGCCTTTACCGATTTCCATGTCGTGGGCATATAACGCCTGACGCTCTTCGCCAGCAGTCTGCGTCTGGATCTGCTCTAGCTTGATTTCCTCGACTCTCGCTTGAGCGATAAAACCCCTCTCAGCAAGGGCAAGCTCCCGTTCTTTCTGCGCGGCAACCAAAGCGAGCTCATGCTTCTTGTCCTGTCGGTCTTGGAAGATCTGGAGGATCTTGGGCAAACCGCCAGCGAGAAACGACAGGAAAGTTGAAATCATCGTCATCATGGGATTGCCTACTTCTTGTTGATCAAATCGAACAGCGACTTGACCTTTTCCTCAAGCACGGCAACGCGCAGATCGAGCTTCGACAGCACGATGATGAGCGTAATAACTGCGAGGATCACCGGCCATGCTCTGGTAAAGATCTCGAATAGATCCATCAGAATACTCCAAGCGCCTTGAGCCCAGCCGCCGCGAGGCCGGCAATGATTGCGCCGGCAGCGCGGTCGACCCACTTGGCCGATTCGCTGTTTTTCACGTTGGCGCTCTCGAGTTTCATCAGCCGATTCTCGACGCGCTCGATGGCCTTGAATGCGCGCTCCAGCGCCTCGGCTGTCTGTAACTGGCTCTGCTCAACCAGCGCGAGCTTTGTGATCGCATCCGAGAGTTTGCCGAGGGCGGTCTTGATCTCGCCGACATCCTCATGCAGCAAATCCAAACGCATTCCGAGAATGTCGTTATCGCTCGCCATGACTTAGGTTCCCGGCACAGCTCGTCTTGGAGCAGACGCAGCGATCTGCTCCGCCCTTGCAAACCTCTCCGCGGCCTGCCCTGCGACCGGAGCCGCGGCCAAAAGCTGCTGCATCTGCGCGGCCTCTTGCTGCGCGGCGTCCATCGCTTCGAGCTCTTCGTCGGTACGCAGCGCCTTTGCCGGCACGTTGTTGGCCTCGGCAATGACCTTGACCGCCTGATCCGCATTGATGCGGCGCAGCACCGTCATGTCGCCAGACGCCTGCGCGACCGGCAGGATCGCCTCAATCGTGCGCAGAATGCCCGCGGCCTCCTCGGCTTTCATCAGCCGGGCGAGCGGGCCGGTGTACTTCGGCAGGATCTCGCCACCGCCCATGATGTAATCCATGAGCTGCGGAGGCGGCACCGGCAGATCGCCACCAGCCGAAAGAAGGTCGAGCTCGCGGTCGATGATCGGGCCGAGGAACTCTGACTGCTGACGGCCCATCGTCGGGCCAAGCAGCGCGCCCTTTTCCTGCGCACGCTGCAGAACTTCGGTCGCCGTCATCACCCGCGGATTCTCGACAAGGATCTGGAACAGCGTCACAAGGAAGGAATCGTTCACCGCCTTGCGCTTCTGATCCGACATCTCGATGCCGATCGGAAGATTGCCTCCCGTCTGCAGCGGCTGAACCAGCGGCGTGCCGTCCTCACGGAGATAGCCGTAATTCAATGCATTGGGGCGCACCGAGAACGCATTAAGGGCGCCCTCCTCGGCGAGAATGAGCGGCGGGTCGACCATGCGGTGCGCCATCCGAAGCATGGTCTTTTCCATCTCTTGCAGAGACTTGATGTCGGCCAGAGCCTCCATCGCGGGCGACCGCCCATAAATTTCACGCGGCCCGGTGACGTAGCGCCCGACCGCATACGGCATTGATCGATAGCCGCTGTCATCGAGCAACACTTGCCCCTCACGGGAGACGTAGCGCGATTGATAGCGCATGCCCTGCGGGCCAGCTCGACCGGCCACATAGTCGCCGTTCGGCTTCACGCAATGCACGAACTCAAACATATCGTTCGCGCGCGCCTCAGCCGAGGACTTGATGCCACGCGGCAGCTTGTCAGCCCAGCCGGGGATTTGCATCGCCTGTCTCGCCGTGAGCTGGAAGCAGCGATACACGGTGTCGACGCGGCCAGTATGGTCAAGATCGATGACTAACTCAGAGAGCGCGATCGCGCGGTACCGCAGCGTCACGCCGGGAATCTCGTCGATGAAGAGCGCAGAGGTGCCGAACGCACCTAGGCTCATGTAGCACTCGAATGCCTGACTCGCAAAGTTCGCAGTCGGCGCATATCGCTGGCGGAACAAGATGTCGCGTATGGAATCACACCAACGCTGCACAGCCACGTTGTCATCGAGCTCTGGGATGCCGGTACGCAGTCCGTGCCACATCTGGGTGGCCGGCGTCAGCATCGAATCCATTGCAGCAGAAAATCGCGGCAAGGCGCGCTGGGCGGTCGAGTCGAAGATCTTCTCTGATCGTTTCTCGCCCGGCGTGCGCCAGCCTGTCATCTCGGCCATCGTCGGCCAGACGCGCTCGGCGACTTCTTGCCAATGCTGCTCCCAAGTGCCACGCGCACCCTTCAGCCGGTCATAGCCCTCAAGGACTTCTGCTGCGCGTGACTCTGCCATCGCTTACTCCTGCGGAGCCGAAACCCATGCTTGGGCAGCTTCGTCCCAAGTATACATTTTGGGCGGTTCGCCCGTGCCAGCGTCAGACGGCATCGGCACCGGAGCCTGCCAGTTGCAGTCGGCATCGAGCGTCCATGACGGATACGGCTGCGGCGGGATAAAGGCATCCAGCGCGGCATCGTAGGTATAGCCGATCCCGGCGTAGTGCTTGCGGATGTTGCCGTTGTAGCTCGTCTGCTTCCAGTTGCCGCCGAGCAACTTCTGGCAAAACGCCACGCCGATGCTTTCCAGTTCGTTGCCGTCAGCGTCAGCCGTGTCCTTGTTAGCGACAACGATGACCTGCTGAACCACGTTGTTTTCGTCAAGCCTTGCGAAATGTGCCACTTGGGTTACTCCTTCAAATGCAAAGCGGTGAGACTTTCTTCCTCACCGACATAACCAACCGGGAAAGTGTTGAACGATAGCGATACCCGCTCCTGCTGCACGGCTTCCACCATGTGCGTGAGGCTGGACGGAAACAGCATCAGATCGCCTGTGCCGACTTCAAACCACCAACTCTCGCTGTTGTAGAGGTTCCAGTTATCCGTCGGCAGGCTGATCTGCTTGTAGCCGTCGCGGTAGAAATAGATCTTGTCGCGCTCGCGTGCGGCCTTCATGTAAAGGACGCCGCTGATGAAGCTGTTGGGGTGCGCGTGCTTGTGGTGCCATTGACCGGGCTGGCAGTAGTTGAGCCACGACTGCGTGACGCGTAAGCCGACCTCGTTCTTCGGCGCGTAGATACTTTGTAGATACGCATGGACGCTCGCCTCTACGAACGCCTTGAGGTTTGCCATCGTGTCGTGACGCAGCACATAGCGGTCGTTGCTTGTCGTGTTGCCTTGGTTCTTGTGCGTCTCTTGCGAGTCCACAAAGGCAGTTTCCTCGGGGCTGAAGTCGCGCCCGAGTTCAAACTTGGCAACCGCCGTCGGGAATATGGAATACAGATTCACGCGACCGCCTTTTCAATCTGCTCAACGTAGTCCTCAAACGCCTTCTGTTGCTCGGGCAGGAGGATCGTCGGCACCGCGTCTTCAAGTTCCTTGATCTTCTCAATCGTGAACATGATTTCGTCCCACGACGGTTTCGGTCGCGGGTCTTCCCAGCGGGTGATTTCGCGGTTGCTGATTTCCCACTTTGCACCGGGACGCAGCAAGTGCATCGCGGTGTCTATGCCCATAAGTTGATATGTTTTCATGTGAAGTTGACCTTGAGAATTACGATGCCGGAGCCGCCGTTACCGCCAGCAGGACTGCTTGCGTCGGTGCTTCCACCGCCACCACCGCCGGTATTGGCTGTGCCTGCGGTTCCGGGGCCGCTTGATGATCCTGCACCACCGCCGCCTGCACCGCCAGCGCCGCCCGAAATAGGCGCAACGTTTGAACTTGCTCCGCCACCACCACCGCCAGCATAGGTTACGCTGCTGCCAGAAATGGACGATGCCGTACCAGCGCCGCCAGCGCCGCCATTACCCGGAGCATTTTGGCCTACAGCAGATGCGCCGCCACCACCACCGCCACCATAGTTAGCAGGCGACCCGCCGGATGAGCCAGAGCCTCCATTTGATCCTTGCGAAGGGCTTACAGATGGAGTGTTCCCGTTGCCACCTGCTTGTCCCGGCGCTCCGCCGGTTCCGCCGCCACCAGAACCACCATTTGATCCGGCGACATTTGCTCCCGTTCCGCCTTTCCCGCCGCCAGACGAAGTAATTGTAGAAAATACAGAGTCTGACCCGTTGGCACCCGGACTTGTGCCGGTTCCGCCGCCACCCACGGTAACGGTGTATTCGGTGCCAGCAGTAATACTTAACGCTGTGCCGGTTCGGAATCCGCCTGCGCCGCCACCGCCAGCATTGGTGTTTGCATTTAATCCAGCACCACCTCCACCACCACCCGCTACAACGAGGTAGTCAACGCTCACCGCGCCAGCAGGGACAGTCCACTTCTGCGATGACTTGAAGGTGAAGATTGAGGCAGAGCCGATGTTGTATTTGATGATGACGATGCCGGAGCCGCCTGCGCCGCCTGCAAAAAAACTACCTCCACCGCCACCGCCGCCTGTGTTGGTTGCTCCTGCTGTTCCAGACCCGCTCGTTCCGCCAGCACCGCCGCCTCCCGTTCCTCCCGTTCCACCAGTAGTAACACCTCTCCCACCGCCGCCGCCCGCATAAGTTACGCTGCTGCCAGAAATTGACGACGCCGTGCCGTTACCACCATTTCCTCCAATATCTGTACTAGAGTTCCCACCAGAAGCAGCAGCACCGCCACCGCCACCGCCATCATTGGAAGTCGTAGAATTTCCACCATTATTGCCCTGCGAGGGGGCTACCGAGGGCGTGTTGCCAGAGCCGCCGGGCTGCGCGGTTACCCCTCCCCCTCCCCCAGACCCACCGCTTGCTCCAGCAGTAGATGTGCCACCCACACCACCACCAGCAGATGTGATAGTGCTAAAAACTGAGTTGGAGCCATTCGTTCCTGCACTAGCGGTTCCTGCGCCACCGCCACCGACTGTAATTGTGTAGTCGGTTCCTGCTGTGACAGACAAACCTGTGCCTGTGCGGAATCCACCAGCACCACCTCCACCATTTTGTCCACCCGCACCACCCGCCACCACAAGGTACTCAACCTCGCTGACGCCGCTCGGGGCAGTCCATGTGCCGGTAGAGGTGAACGTGGCTACGACAGACTGTACGGGTACGGTGTACTTGAGGATGACGATGCCGGAACCGCCGGATGACCCCGTGCCACCGCCTGCCGCGCCACCGCCGCCACCACCGCCAGTATTAGCAGTAGCATTTGAAGGCGTTGAACTTGTAGACCCATTTGCGCCACCGCCTGCGCCGCCCGTTCCAGCAGTTCCCGGCGAGAATGATCCGCCACCGCCACCGCCAGCATAAGTTGCACTACTGCCAGAGATTGACGAGGCCGTGCCTGCGCCTCCGTTTCCAGCAACGCCAGAGGTGCCGTTTCCATTTCCGCCGACGGCCCCTGCACCGCCACCGCCACCGCCACAGTTGACGTTGACGAATGTGCCGCCGTTGCCACCATTATTGCCCTGCGAGGGCGCTGTGCTTGGAGTATTGCCAGCAGCACCAGCAGAATAGTCAACATTTGGCGCTTGCAAACTTGAGCCGCCCCCACCAGAACCACCTGTGCCAGCGGCACTAGAAACAAATGATGATCCTTTGCCGCCGCCGGTTGAGGTAATGGTGCTGAATACCGAGTTGTTACCGTTGACGGTTGCGCCACCGCCTGCACCAATCGTAACTGTGTAATTGGTTCCTGCCGTTACAGACAACCCTGTGCCTGTGCGGAAACCACCAGCGCCGCCGCCGCCAGCCGCGTTGCTGCCTCCACCACCGCCACCCGCGACGACAAGGTATTCCACCTGCGTCACGCCCGTGGGCGCAGTCCAGTTACCGCTTGCGGTGAAGATTTTGTATTCGGTAAATGCTCCGCCGCCAACCTTCACGGCGAGCAGCAAACTCATAATGCCGCTCATGGCTTAACTCACGTTGCCGTTGATAACGCAGACCGTGCCTGACAGGAACAGAATCGTCGCCACACCTCGAGTTGCCAGAGTCACCGTAGCCTTATCCGCATCCGTACCCGCGATATACGCCGTCGTAATCGTGCAGGTAATCGTCACGTTGCCGGAGGTGTTGTTGAACACAGATACAACGTCACCTGTTGCAAACGTAGCGTCTGGAATGGTAGCGCTGCCGCCAGAGCCAATTTCAACAAACAAGCCGACATCGGTCGTTGCCAACGTGTAACTAGTTGTTTTTGCAGATCCAGTGCGCGGAATGGCGCGAACTGTGCCGTATTGATCGGTAATTTTACCGGCAGTATCAATACGCATACGCTCGCTGCCGCCGGTAAAGAAGGTCATCGGTAAATAGGTGCCGGTGCCGGTTTTATCCGCGTTAATTATGACAAGGGACGATGTTGCGTTTGCTTCCATGCTTGCGGTAGAAGCGTTCGCCGGGTCGCTTGCAGAAAACAATTGCAGTCGGGTGTTTGTTCCCGTGCCATTTGGAAACGCGCCAACAATCGTATTCCCATTTGTCGTGCTGGTTTGAAACGCCAACCGATTAGCAAGAGTCGCATTGGACATATCGCCCGTGATGCGCTGGGCGGTGGACGAGAAGGTGAGGTTGCCAGACGAAATCGTAGTTGCAGGCATATTGCCGGCGATGTTCGTCAGGGTAAGTTTGTAGTTTGCTCCTGACCGAGCAACGATGTACTCATCGCCGGCTTGCGCCGGTGCGCCTGAACTTAATGCGCTGATCTTTGTGTCGGCCATGGCTTACTCCAGAAGAATCTTGTCGGCGCTCTCCAAGAGAGCAAATGAGGTGTCGTCCTCAAGCAAGAGCGCATCCACACCGGGGCTCGGGGCGGGGACGAACTCTGGATTATCCCGAGTCGTTGTCCGAGCGTGAGTGCGCGATCGAGTACGCTCCTCAGTTCTCATTACGAACCTTGCGTCGGTATCCGCAATGCCATCGCGTAGACCGCGGTCGCCGTTGCAATCGCGGCGCGGATCTCACCAGCGCCGAGCTCGAAGATTCCGCCGCCAGCCGCAGTCAAGTTGGTATTTGTGCCGACTTCCTGTGCGGTGCCGTTCGGCCCTTTGCACTCAAGCTTGACACTACCGCCGCCGAAAGTTGCCTCGACGCGGAACTCACCGCGACCGCCCGGCCAGAAGAACCAGCTACCCGTCGCGCTGGCGTTCGATGCCAAAACAATGCCTGTTGCCATGATGGGACTCCGTTAAGCCGCGACGGCCTTGATGACCGCGAAGGAAAGTACGAGAGCTTCCGAAAGATCGGAGCCGCCGAGAAGGTTGTGAACTTGAATCCGGCATGACCCAGCGGCCACAGCCGTCACAGCGACGTTGTAGGCATTCGCTGTTGCTGCCGACTTGATGTTCACGACCACCACATCGGTTGCCGCGATCGCGCTGTTGGTCAACGTGAAGCTCACCGCAGTCTCGCGGTTGAGCGTGGCGTTGTTCATCGTGATTTCGCCGCAAACCTTGTCGAGCGTGACGCCGGTTGATTTGCTGGTAGCCTGAGTAACCGCGCCGCCTGCGCCCGTGCCATAGCCAACGCCCGCCGTGGCTGACGTCGACTTGACCGAGCTGACCGCGGTGACCGCGCCCGTAAGCGTCGAGACGCTGGAGACGACCAGCGCGCCGGCGATGTTCATCGTGCCGGCCTTGGTGATGAATGCCTTGTCGACGCCACCGACCTGCAAGCTCAAGAGCCGCGAGGCAGCATCCGACGCCGTGTCCGTGACGTTGAGCTTGATGCCGTTGAAGGCGGTCAGGACAGCGTTCCATGTCGCAACCATGTCGCTCGCGGCTGAACCGACGAGCGCCTGCGGGGTGACCTTCTTCGTCTCTGACGCACCGAGGTCGACGATCGCAAGAACGTCGCTGCCGTTGGCAACGTCGACCTGAGCGAGCGAGGTGAGCTGGGTAATCTTTTTGGTAGCCATTACATGCCACCTCCGAGGAGTCTAGTCGTCGCCACGCCGCCCTGCTGGCGGGATTCGGACGTCGACATCATGGTGCTGGCACGGCCTCGACGCCGGCGCAGTCGGGTGGATTCGATTTCGCGCTGCTTTGCGACATCCGTTTCGGGAGGTGGCGGCGGCGGCTCGATCTTCGGCATCTTGGGTTTGAACAGTCCAGACATAGACACCTCACGGTTTGGCGCGAGTCTAGCCCAACACAGCGTAGTCTGCTATAGCGGCACCCGGCTGTCGACCCCGGCGCTCTGTACCTCTGAATGGCCGGCGACCTTTGGCGAGATAGCGCATCGCGTCTGCAAAGTGCGACGTCCAATCATGCAGCGGCCTGTCGCGGAATCTCTGCCCCTTCTCGTCATACTCCCTGCGGTATTGGCGCAGCGCATCGATCGCTCGAGTCATGCGCGCCTTTGCATCGTCCGGCGTCTCACCGGGGAA